CCCATGCCAACGACATCCAGCATTTGCAAGAAGATATGGATAAGATGGTTAAGGAAATGCAGGAAATTAAACTTGCTATCCAATCTATCAATAAAACTTTGTCCGAAGCTAAAGGTGGTTGGAAAACCCTAATGGCTGTTGGTGGCGCTGTAAGTGTTCTTACCGGCGTAGTTGGTTTAGTTGTTGGATATTGGAGCGGCAAATAATGCCAAGTGTATCTAAAAAGCAACACAATTTCATGGCGGCAGTGGCTAAAAACCCAAAGTTTGCCAAGAAAGTAGGAGTACCTGCCAGCGTTGGACAGGAGTTTTTAACTGCCGATAAAGGCAAAAAATTTAGAGAAGGTGGAGCTATGAAAGAATCTAAGATGATGATGAAGAAGGAAGTGGCTTTTATGAAAAAGAAAGGCGCTCCTAAGTCCATGATTAAGCATGAAATGGCTGAAGCCAAAGGTATGAAAAAAGGCGGTATGGCTGAGTGCAAAACAGTGGCTAAAAAAGAAGTTAAATCCCATGAAAACCGTATGCACGGCGTTAAGAAAATGTGTCGTGGCGGTGGTATTGAGTCTAAAGGCAAGACCAAAGGGAAGATGGTTTAATGAAAGCCAGTCGCGGTATGGGTGCAATTAACCCTGCCAAAATGCCTAAAGCAACTAAATCAGCCGTGCTGTTAAAAGAAGGCGGTAATGTTAATGCTGCCGGTAACTACACCAAACCAGGCTTGCGTAAACGAATTGTTTCGCAAGTAAAAGCCGCTGCAACTCACGGCACTGGTGCAGGTCAATGGTCAGCTCGTAAAGCGCAGTTAGTAGCTAAAAAGTATAAAGCGGCAGGTGGAGGATATAAGTGAGCACGCTTGCTAAACCACAACGCAGTTTAAAAGCTTGGGGTGAGCAGAAGTGGACAACTAAGTCGGGAAAAAAATCGTCTGTAACAGGCGAACGGTATTTACCAAAGAAAGCAATAGAAGCGCTTAGCCCTCAAGAATATGCGGCAACAACTAAGGCTAAACGTGCAGGTAAAGCAAAAGGAAAGCAGTTTGTGGCTCAACCTAAAAGTATTAAAAGTAAAGTAAAACCATACCGAAAGGTTGTATAAATGATGAAAGATTTTATGCAAGTGCAAATAGAAGCCTCTGAGCGACTATATAAGATGATGATTGATGACCACAAAGAACGCCTTAGGGATATGGAAATGTGGGCAGAAACAAGTGTTGGTTTGATGAAAAAATTAGATGAACGTGATGCTGAAATACTTAAGTTACGTGCAGAAATAACGTCATTAAAAGCAGCATCAACGCTATGAATTTTGCCATCCACTTCTACTTAATCAAGGGCGTAATGTGTGGCTTTGAGATAGTAGAAGAAGTAGATGAAAGTAATTGGTTAGTTATTGATTTGTTTATATGTCGGATAATGATTGAGTTTGGAGGAGGCAGCAAATGAATTTTATTGTTTCATGGGTCTTAGAACTGTTTAAAAAACCTGAGTTTGTGGTTGCGGTTGAGCCTGTGCAAAAAGCAAAACCTGCCGTTAAAAAAGCACCCGCGGTTAAAAAACCTGCGGCTAAAAAGTCGGTTAAAAAGACTGTTAAAAAGGCTAGATAATGGCATACACCACAGGTACAACTGGGTTTAGTCCTGACTTAAATGAACTTGTAGAAGAGGCATTTGAGCGTTGTGGGCAAGAACTTCGTTCTGGTTATGACTTTAGAACTGCACGTCGCAGTTTGAATTTGCTTACTATTGAGTGGGCAAACCGTGGTATTAATTTGTGGACTATAGAGCAAGGCGTAATTGATTTGGTTCAAGGGCAGAACACTTACTCGTTGCCAGTAGACACAATTGATCTTTTAGAACACCAGATTCGTACCAACGCAAATAATCAAGCTAACCAAACAGACATCACAATCTCACGCATCAGCGTGTCAACCTACGCCACAATACCGAACAAGTTAGCGCAAGGTCGTCCAATTCAAATGTGGTTCCAGCGTTTAACTGGACAGTCTAACAACAGCACATACACTTTGGCAAGCACCATAAACAGCAGCGTAACTACAATTACGTTAAGCAACACAGATAACTTAGCAGCCGCCGGGTTTATTCAAATTGATAGTGAAATTATTTACTACCAATACATAGAAAACAACACGCTTTATAACTGCGCTCGTGCTCAGCAAAATACAGCCGCAGCAAGCCACACCTCTGGCGCTGCAATTTATGTAGTTAACTTACCAGCTGTGACGGTTTGGCCCACACCTGATCAAGGACAAGTAGGGTCGCCTTATTATCAGTTTGTATATTGGAAACTGCGCCGTATTCAAGATGCAGGTAATGGCGTTAATGTCCAGGATATTCCATTTCGTTTTATCCCATGTATGGTAGCGGGGTTGGCGTACTACTTATCGATAAAACTACCCGGTGTAGACCCTACTCGTGTAGCTGCTTTAAAAGCTGATTACGAGCAACAATTTGATTTAGCAGCGGCTGAAGATAGAGAAACAGCCCCTGTTCGTTGGGTACCCCGTAGGTCGTTTATAGGGGGTGGTTAATGCCTAATCAGTTTAGTTCCGGTAAATACGCAATTGCTGAATGCGATAGATGCTATTTTAGATATAAGCTAGTTGACTTAAAGACGCAGATTCTTAAGACAAAACCGTATAAAATTAAGGTATGTAGCACATGTTGGGATCCTGACCAGCCACAGTTGTCTTTGGGTATGTATCCGGTTAATGACCCACAGGCAGTAAGAGAACCGCGTAGAGACAATAGCTACTATCAGTCTGGGTATAATGGGCTACAGATAAGTGCCACTAGTAGCACTGCTGTTGATTCTGATGGGTTCCCAGAAGGCGGTAGTCGGGTATTTCAGTGGGGCTGGAACCCTGTTGGAATGGGGTTTGATTTTGGGTTGACGCCAAATAATTTGGCGCCAAAATGTGAAGTTGGTTCGGTAACAATACAAATTAGTTAGGAGTAATTATGAATCAAGATGGCATAGCTAAAAAAGGTAAAACTGAGGGTAAAAACTTAGGCAATACTGGTCCAAATGTGGGCACTATGAAGGGCGGTAAAAGATCGCTGGGTGTAACTAATGAAAGCTTAAAGTCTATGGGGCGTAATTTGGCTCGCGTGGCAAACCAAGGCATGATGAAAAAATCTGCTGGAAGAGGGCGTTAACATGGCTAAAGAAAATAAACCGGCTAGCGCTTACGCTAAGCCACACACAATGTCTGGTAAAGCCGTTACTGTTGAGTTACCAGCACAATCTGTGCAAAAAGGTGCTGCTTATTTGGATGAGTCTAACATTTCCGCTGGAACTGTAAGTAAAGGCACATACAAAGAAACAAAAACATCTGGCATTAAGATGCGTGGTACTGGTGCTGCAACTAAAGGCACAATGTGCCGTGGACCAATGGCTTAAGGGTAAACCCTAATGAATTATACGCAGTTAACTTCTGCAATTAAAGGCTTTGCTGAGAATGATTTCCCAGCAACCGTAGGCTCTTTTACGTCTGCTGATCAAATCGCTCGATTTGTTCAACTTGCCGAGCAACGCATCTATAACATGGTGCAACTGCCCGCAATTCGTAAAAACGTAACGGGTAACGTAACTACGGGAAATAAGTATTTAGCCACTCCTGTTGATTGGCTATCAACTTTTAGCCTTGCGGTGATTAATGCGGCGAATGAGTACCACTACCTTTTAAACAAAGACGTTAACTTTATTCGTGAAGCTTACCCAGATACAGATGCAACTTTTTACGGCGAGCCACGTTATTACGCTGTGTTTGATAACAATACGTTTATTTTAGGACCAACCCCTGATGCTAACTACGCTGTAGAACTGCATTATTTCTACTACCCACAGTCTATTGTTACTGCTGGCACTTCTTGGCTTGGGGATAATTTTGATTCTGTATTGTTGTACGGTGCTCTTTTAGAAGCGGCAAACTTTATGAAATCAGATGCAGATTCTGTAACTTTATATAAAGCTCGTTATGACGATGCTATGGCTGAACTTAAACAATTGGGCGATGGTAAAAACCGTCAAGACGCCTATAGAAGTGGACAAGTGAGGTATCCAGTAAGATGATTAACGTACAAGGGCTAGGCGAGTCTAGCGGCATTGAAGTATTTACAAAAGACCACGGCGGCTTTACCCCAGAGGAAGTCGCTGAACGGGCATTAGATAAGATTATTCAGGTA